AGAGGTTCCGGCGATTGTTTCAGAGACGGAATTTCAGAAAGCCCAGAAAAAGTTGGGATCTACGAGGTTGCCTTCGAGAAAAAAGGCTCGAAAAAAACCAAATCTGCTCTTCAAAAAAATCTATGACAAAGAAAGCGGAAAAGGTCTGCTGTGCAGAACATCAGAAGATGAAAGCCAGCAAATCTATTCGTTTGACAAGGGGTATAGATGCTTCTCTGGAAAAGCCCCTTTCATCGAAAGCGAGAAAATCTTTCGAGAGATTCTTTCAGCTTTGGAAAAAGAAAAAATGCAAGCTGCGCATATTGATAGAGTGCTGGACTCGAATCCTGAGAAAGTCAAACAGTGCATGGATGCTGGACTATTGCAGTACAGAAAAAAAGCAAATGAGATCGTTACGCACTTGATGGCCAAGGACGATGAACGAACAGCAGTTTATCGGGAATACGAGCAGGGATCAATTTCGCTAGAACAGGTAGAGGAGTATGAACATCAGTATCAGATGGCAGTCCAGAAGCAGGAAACGGCCTTTAAAAAGGTAATGCTAGCTGTTAATGATATAGAAAAAGCATTTAGCCATGGGAATCCCTGGTTGATGAAGTTCCGAGCGATTTCAATTCCTGAAAAATTGGAGCGCACACATCTTAAAGAATGGCTTGACCATGTATGGATCGTAGATTTTGAACAGGTAGAAGTGATCCTACAAGAAAGTGAGTGGAAGAGATTCTTCCCGGAAGAATGGCTGAACAACGGAGAGGAAGATTGTAATGGCAAGAAAGAGTAGAAAGAATATGATGCCGCAGGCCGCTGTGCAGGAGGCCGTACAGCAAAACGAAAAAGAACTTCTGCGCACGGCAGCGTATGCGCGGCTGTCGGTTGAGAACGGCGGGCATGAAACAGAAGATTCCCTGCACACACAGATTTTACAAATTCATAATTATATCAGGGAAAACCCGGAACTGACGCTGACCGATACCTATGCAGACAACGGTTTTACGGGAACACGTTTTGACCGACCAGAATTTGAGCGTATGATGCAGGATGTACGGACAGGCAAAATTCAGTGCATCGTTGTGAAGGACTTATCTCGATTTGGTCGTGACTATATCGAAACGGGAAGCTATCTGGAAACTATTTTCCCGATGCTCCATGTTCGCTTTATCGCCATCAACGATGATTTTGACAACATCCGGCAGTCGGATGTGGATAGTCTTGCGGTTCCCATCAAGAACATGGTAAACAGCTTGTACGCGAAGGACATTTCAAAGAAAATCAGCCTTAGTTACCAGATGCGCCGCGAGAAGGGAATCCCTACATCGTGGTGTACACCGTATGGCTATCAGTTGAACCAACAGGGAAATAAGCTTGAAGCGACTGAGGATGCGAAGTGGGTCAAACTGATCTATCAATGGTATCTTGCAGGAGTGAGCACAAACGAAATTGCCCGCAGGTTGGAGTTTTTAGAAGTAGCAAGGCCGAACGAACGGCTGAATCGCAAATTGCATGAGGGAGATGACCCTACCTATAATAAATGGCACCCCAGTACGGTTCTTCGTATTTTGAACAGCAGTGCCTATATTGGAGAACTGGTATCTGGGAAAACGCAAACTGCATCATACAAAGGGATTGGCCTCCATCCAGTGGAAAAGAAGGAATGGCATATTGTTGAAAACGCGCATGAAGCAATCATTCTGAAATCGGATTTTGAAAAAGTGCAGGCACGGCGGGAACAGAATAAGGAAAAACGGGAAATGGCGATGGCTCGTTCCAAGGCAACCAGAGAAAAGTGTTATAACCATCTCTCAGGAATGGTTTACTGTGGCTGCTGCAGACGCAACATGACGTTTGAACGGAGAGTGCATGGTACGGTGAAAGAAACGCACTATGGAGTGTTCATTTGCAAAAGAAAGAAGAACACGACTCCCTGCGCCTATCATGCGGTGCCGGAGAAAATGCTGATGATGGTGGCGATGGATCAGATTCATCATCTGGTGTCTACCATGTGTGAAGAAGAAAAGCTGGTAAAAGACATGATGCGCGGCAGCAATCTGGATTCTGCCCGTTCCATCAAGATGAAAGAAAACTCTATCCTGTTTCGGATTCAGGAAGCCGAAGAACGGCGGTTGCGTTTATATGAGGACTATAAAGCTGAAATTCTGGACGAAGATGAATATAGTCAGCTAAAGGAACACTACATAGCAGAAAAGCAACGGTTGGAACATGAACTGCAAAAGCAGCGTCAGCGCGCATTGGAACTGGAAAAGAGAATCAAAATCTGCGATGCGCAGATGGAGCGGATGCGCGGGATTCTGAATCAAAATGAATTTGATGAAGAACTGGTGCATGAACTTATCAAGAGAATCTATGTGGGAATGGACAATTCTGTGGAGGTCGAATTTAAGTGCAGCGACCCCTATCAGGAAGTGCTTGCAATCATGTCGGAGGTTCAGAATGAATGATAAAATTGCAATCTATCTCCGCTTATCATTGGCAGACGGAGATTTGAAAAAGGGCAGCAAGGATGAAAGTAACAGCATTGAGAACCAACGGATGCTGCTCCACGATTACATTGGGAAGCAGGAAGATTTATTTGGCGAGATTGTAGAATATGTGGATGATGGCTATACTGGAACAAATTTTAATCGTCCGGCTTTTCAGAAAATGATCGTGGATTTGAAGCAGGGCGATATAAAAGTCATCATGGTAAAGGATTTATCCCGCCTTGGTCGTGACTATATCGGTGTTGGCGATTACATTGAACAGATTTTTCCGTTGATGGGAGTTCGGTTTATTGCTGTGAATAATTCCTTTGACAGCATGAAACTGAACAGCGGAACACCGGGAATCGAAGTGGCAGTCAGCAATCTGGTGAATAATATGTATAGCCGGGATATTGCGAAAAAGATTCGGGCTGCTCTGGAAACGAACTGGAAGAACGGGAAAGCCACCTGCACGAATGTTCCTTTTGGATATGTGTGGAACAAGAAAGGTGGGCAGCGGTGGGAGATTGACCCGGAGGCAGCACCCTGCGTGAAAAAAGTATTTGAATTAGCATTGTCCGGCCGCAATACAACGCAGATCGCCTACGGCATGAACGAATTAAATCTTCCTACGCCGGGATTGTATGCGAAACGAAAGAATCTGCTGATGGGCAGCAATCCTATTATTGCCCCGGATAGCGAAATGTTATGGAACGCAGCGATCGTGTGGAGAATCCTTAGACGGTATGAATACACTGGTGCGCTGGTTATGGGGAGAAGAAAGAAAATTGATGTGAATACTACCTCTGTTCGGACGCTCCCGGAGGATAAGTGGATCATCGCAGAAAACGCTCATGCGGCCATTGTGACAAAAGATGAATACTATCAGGCACAGAAAGCAATCCGTAACGTAACTCCAATTCAATATAAGGTGGGCGATGATTTTGCGTTAAAAGGAAAAATCTGCTGCGGAAACTGTAATCGGCAGCTTCGCCATGAAAGGCAATATGGGGAAATGGTTTTCTATTGCGGCTATAAACGGTCAGCCGGAAAGTTCTCTAAATGCTACGGCGGCTATTACAGAGAACATTCGGTGAACGCAAAAGTGGCTCGTGCGATAAAAACAGTATTCTATGCGCTGGATGTAGTAAATCAGGGGATGCAGGAAAAGCAGTCTGTCACGGTGCGTTGCATGGACATTGAGGACTTGGAAAAGCAAGCAGAAGCCATTCGGGTAGAACAAATCAAACTATATGAATCGTATGCGGACGGTGTGCTACGGCGAGATGTGTACATAGAAAAGAAAAAGACCCTTTCGGAAAAACTGGCTGCATTGCAGGATAGCATACGGACAGAAAAGGAAGAACAGGAGTGTGCCGATGCACTGGATGAAGAAATCCGCGCTCTGACAAAACAGGCCAGCGAGAAAACGTACATCGGCGGGCTGACAAAAGAATGTGTGGATGCTTTTGTGAGCATGGTTTATCTGTATGACGACCAAACGATGAAAATAGAGTTCAACTGTGAGGATGTGATTCGGAGAGCGTTGGAAAAGTATGGCGCATAATTGGATGGAAGAAGTGGTATAAGAAAAAGAATACCCGTCTGGGTGAGAGGATTCAAGAAAATCTTCTCGACCAGGCGGGTATTTCATTCCACAGGAATGTTGTCTATTAGAGGCTGAGGGTTTCTACCCATGCGGACAAGTCGGCTTTGCTGGAATAGGAATTGAATACCTTACCATGCAGCAGCTTTGCACCGGGGCAGCTCGGCGCAAGTTTTTCGTTGGTCTTACCCATGTCGCTGCCGCCAGATGTGGCAAAGGGGATGATTGTTTTACCCTTCAAATCATAGCTTTCCAGAAATGTATTGATGATCATCGGAGCAATATACCACCAGATAGGGAATCCGACAAAGATGGTGTCGTATTCGTCCATGTTATCACGCTTGGCAGCGATGGCAGGGCGAGAGGTAGGATCGCTCATTTCGATGGTGCTGCGGGATTTCTTGTCCATCCAGTTCAGATCGGCCTTGGTGTACGGAACTTCCGGCTGAATCTCAAAAATGTCTGCACCGATAGCATCAGCCAGATTTTCGGCAACTTTCGCGGTGATGCCGCTGGCAGAGAAGTAAGTGACAAGTCTTTTGCTCATGACAAACGCACTCCCTTGATTGATTTTTACAATTTAAGTATAGCACGTTGAATAGGGAGCATCAAGTAAGGCTGGGCGGACGAACGTGCTAATATTGCAAATGAAATAAGCACAAAAGAAAGTTTACGTTGACTTTCGTGCTTATTTGGAATACAATATAAGCACGAAGGTGAGGTGACGCTTATGATGAACATGAACAATTTGGCTCAAACACATGAGATTTTAACACCGCAGCTTGCAACAAAAGTAGGTTTAACGAAATTTGAGTTTTATAAATATGTAAAGGCCAATGAATACGAGCAAGTCGGACATGGCGTATACGCAGCAAAAGATACTTGGATTGACGAATTAGAAATGCTGCACCGCCGCTGCCCGATGGGAGTGTTTTCTCATGATGAAGCGTTCTATTATTATGGGCTGACAGATCGGGAACCGCTTGTTCATACACTCACGATTTATAGTGGATATAATGTTCACCGCTTGAAAGAGGATGGCTATAAGGTTTATACAGTAAAAAAGGAACTTCTTGACGTTGGCAAGCAAATCGTAAAAAGCAATCAGGGAAATGAAATTCCTATGTACGATTTGGAACGGACAATTTGCGACTTGGTGCGGAGTAGAAGTTCTATAGAAGTACAGGATTTCAATGCAGTATTAAAAGCGTATGTCGGGAGAAAAGATAAGGACCTTAATAAACTGATGAAGTATGCAAAGCTATTTCGAGTGGATAAGATCATCCGAAATTATATGGAGGTACTACTGTAAATGGGATTTACACCTGAACAGATGCACGGCAACCAGATAACTGTCAGGACGCTGGACCTATACCAGCCGTTTAATAACATAAGGCAAGCTCTCGACCAAATCGCGGATAGTCACTTTAGTATGTAAGAGGGGAAATTACAATGTTTGATGTTAATGACTTTACACCGATATTATCTTGGCAAAATAAGGTCAACCTTGATGAGTACCAAAGATGGGTTCGGAGTGTTGAAATGAATTCATCCGATTATGGTAGTATTGAAAACATTATCTTTTTATTGCAGAAGTATATTTTTGATACGGATTTTGAGTATTTCTCGTGGGATTATGATGATGAAAGCGAAGTGACAAAAAACAAATGGCAAGCTGCCAAAATGGTAATTACCATTGCAAGTAAAATTGTAAACCGTCATGAATTAAAGCCGCTTGTGTTGACCATTATGGCGCAAAACTATATCGTGTTGGGTAAGTGGGATAAGGCCATTGAGTGCTATACTGCGGCTTTAAATGAATATGATAGTCGTGAGGATAAAAACGACATATTTAATCCGCCAAGCTCTAAAGATTATACAAGTGAAGAGCAAAGTGCTGTTCTTTCCATAATTCACAATATTGGCATTATATATTACTTAACTGGTCAGAACAGCAAAGAGTATGCGCTATCATCGAAATATGCAAGAATATTGCAGCTTGAAGAGCGCACAACGGAAAACTTTAATCGAGAGTATCCCACAATGAGGGGAAGAGTTCCAAGCAGGTGTGACTTTTCAAACGGTATGCTGTATTATGAGGAGTCGTTTGTGGAGGGAATTCAAACAACTAATGGAATAAGTGCTTTACAGTGGCTGTACATTGACAAGCGTATGCCTATTGAATTGAGTAGTAACTTCTTGCTTATGAAAAGCGGGAACGGCATTTCACTTCATGCGAGCTACGGTGAAAAGAAGAAAACAGTAGATGTTTATTCTCCCGA